GATACTCCAACAGATTACCAAGAGGGTAAATATTTACGTTCTACCGCAAACGGTTTAGAGTACATTGATATCACAGGTTTAGCTGAAGAAGTATCCACAGAGATCGATTTTCCACAAGGAGTAACTGGGTTTACTGGGTTACATGATACACCAACAGATTACCAAGGACACAGCGGAGATTATCTTGTAGTTAATGATGGTGAAACTGGCGTGTATTTTACAGGCATAGAAAAAATAGCTGCTGACCTTACAGATTATGGATTTGGTGGCGGAGCAAGTTCAACCATACCGAGCTATACAGATCTACCAGATGTCACAGAAAACGATGGTAAAATAGTAGCATCTGGATGCGATCTTTATCACTCATGCAATGGAACATGGAATAAAATCGGTGGCGAATCGATACCTCCACCAGATGAAGCTCCAGGATGTGTAACGAATCTCGAAGAATACAACCAATACCAAGAGTACAAAGATGCATTTTTAGCGGATAACTTAGGCTCAACGGCTGAATCGATTTTAAACGACGGAATAAAAACTTCTGATCTAATCTTTGATGTTTGTTTGTTTCCCGAATCAAGCCTAGAGAACGAAAGAAATACGGTAGCTATTGATGAAACATCATACAAGTGGGGAATGTTTGCGAGCCCGCAAACAATAAATATTTCTGCGCAAGGGTATTCTGATGGTCAAGGAAACGATTGTGTGTTTAGTGAGTGGACGAGTAGCAATGCAAATTTTGGAGATTCTAGTAGTGCGAATACCACTGTTTTTGTGGATACCGATTTATCGATCACTGGAAGTTTTGAGTGTTTGGTTGCTCCTAGTCAACCAAGTTGTGAAGATGTAGCTTTACATGTTCAACCAACTGCCGGAGAAGACATCGCTGACAAGAGTAGTAACGAACATGCGATCACAATAGCCAATGATATTCAAGAAACATTCGTTGGACTATTACCTTCCCCTCCTTCAAATTTCGCTCTGTTTGGTCATTCAATAGATAGATCAGGAGATACATTGGCAATTGGAGCAAGAGACAGTAATGCTGTTCATATATATGATATACTATCAGACGGTTCATATAGTTTCAATCAAACTATACTTGGGGGCAGCTATGGTCATGGGTGTGCTTTTTATAACAATGAATTATATTTAACTGATTATAATAATAGTAAGATCGTTGCGTATGTTAAACAGGGTGACGGTACATGGGTATACAGCCGCGACATTGCTTCACCACCACCAGGTTATGAGAATGGGTTCGCAATAGACGTATCTATATCTGAAGATTGGATGGCGGTTGGCCAATTTATTTGTTGCAGTAAAGATAAAGAAAATGTACATATTTACAAAAAGCAATTAGATGGTTCTTGGGTGCATAGCAGTGTGATCGAAAGACCAAGTGACGCTATTGTTCATTCACGAGGAGACAGCAATTTCGGGACCAAAATAGCTTTACATAATGACACGTTAATGGTCTGTGCATCATATGATGGTGGTAGTTATACTGGAAGAGTATACATCTACAATAGACAATCAGATGATACATGGACAAGAATACAAATGTTACAGGGTGAGCGAGCAAATGATCTCTTTGGGACTAGTATTGACTGTGATGATGATTTATTAGTTATCAATGCTCACAATGGTAATAACAATGGTTGTAATAATTGTGGTACCGGGAAAACTTACATATACAAAAAACAAAATGATGGTATGTGGGTGTTAAGCTATAAATTCAATGGACAAGGTTACCCATGGGGGCGAGATGTAAATCTGACCGGATCTACATTATTAATTGCAAGAAATTCATCTAACAAGGTATATGAATACGAAATAAATACACAAACAGGAGCAACAGTAGATGACACAGCCACATTGTTTAGTGATCACACGATGAATTTTGATGGTGATGATTCTTTAACTATTGGAGACACTAACACATTCAAATTTCTACACGATAAAACCACACAATGGACAATAGAATTCTGGATTAAGGATTCGGGTAGTAGTACTTTGGGGACTTTTTTCTCAACCGCCCATTTTACCACTCAAGTCGGTTTAAGATTCAAATATCAAAATAGTAAAAAACCAGCTTTGCACATTTGCAATGGAACAACTACTAGATCATTTGATCAAGCAATACAGTCAGACATATCAGAAAATCAATGGTATCACATTGCACTATGTTATGATGGAGTAAATATAACTTGTTACTTAAATGGTACAACAGAATTTCAAGCACAATGGACTGGTACTGCAGCTTCTGAGAATAGCTCATATGCTTTGAATATAGCAAGGAACCCTGGAAATTCTGACTTTGATTATTTCCTAGGTCAAATCCAAGATTTCCGCATCAGCAAAAAAGCAGTATACACAGGCAACTTCACCCCGCCAACAAACTTGCTCGCTAACCTTTGCCCCGAACAACCAAGTTGTGAAGATGTAGCCCTACATCTTCAACCAGCTGCTGGAGAAACTATTGCCGACAAGAGTAGTAACCAACACACAGTAACAACTGTTGGCGATACAGTTGCGGACAATACTGCCACACTATTTGGTGGCGGCACAATGAATTTTGATGGAAATGGAGATTATTTGACAGTCAACCAAACCAGCACTTTGAATCTGGGTGGTGATTTCACCATGGAAGGTTGGTTCAAGATCAATACTGAAAAATGGTCAGACGAGAGCGAGATGTTGATCACGTCTTGGCAGAACGACAGCAACAACACCTCAGGTAGCGAGAAATGGCAGCTGATTAGAACAAACTCACAAAATCATGCTTCGGGGCATCCAGGAGGAAAAGCCTACTTTTTAGCATGGTCGAACACAGGTCCAATTCTGGTGGTAAGCAACGATTCGATGCAACTGGGCACCTGGTATCATGTGGCGATTGTGGCTGATGGTGATGTGGTGAGCCTGTACCTCAACGGAAAATTCCAAAATTCCACAACTGGCTGGAACAATGTGACTTACACACAGCTGCGTCCCATGCTCGTGGGCACAAGACACATGCCAAGAACTGACATCAATCAACCGTATTATACAGACATGCATGTACAAGACGTCCGCATCAGTAAAAAAGTAGTATACACAGACAACTTCACCCCGCCAACAAACTTGCTAGACAACCCCTGTTAAGGTGTAATACATAATATGTCAGAATCAACACAAAAAATGTTATCAGCAATAGCTGAGATGGCTAGATCGGTACAAACTTATGTACCAACAGGGCTTTTTCAATTAAAAGATACCCCAACAGGCTACCAAGGACACAGCGGAGATTATCTTGTAGTTAATGATGGTGAAACTGGCGTGCATTTCACAGGCATCGAAAAAATAGCTACTGACCTTACAGATTATGGATTTGGAACGATACCGAGCTACACAGATCTTCCAGACGTCACAGAAAACGATGGTAAAATAGTAGCATCTGGATGCGATCTTTATCATTCATGCAATGGAACATGGAATAAAATCGGTGGCGAATCGATACCTGCACCAGATGAAGCTCCAGGATGCGTAACAAATCTCGCAGAATACAACCAATACCAAGAGTACAAAGATGCATTTTTAGCGGATAATGTTAAATCTTATTTTGAAGCGGGACTGAATCAAAGTTTAAGTAATCTAATCCTTGATGTTTGTTTGTTTCCCGAATCAAACCTAGAAGACGAAAGAAATACGGTAGTTATTGATGAAACAACATACAAGTGGGGAATGTTTGCGAGCCCGCAAACAATAAATATTTCTGCTCAAGAATATTCTGATGGTCAAGGAAACGATTGTGTGTTTAGCGAGTGGACAAGTAGTAATGCAACCTTTGGCGATCCTAGTAGTGCGAATACCACTGTTTTTGTGGATACCGATTTATCGATCACTGGAAGTTTTGAGTGTTTGGTTGCTCCTAGTCAACCAAGTTGTGATCAAGTAGTTTTACATGTTCAACCAGCGGCTGGAGAAACTATCACCGACAAGAGCAGTAACGAGCATGCGATCACTGTCGTTGGCGATACAGTTGTAGACGACACTACCATACTATTTGCTGGCGGTACAATGAATTTTGATGGAAATGAGGATTACCTCAGAATACAACCAGGAGAATATTTGAATTTTGACAAAGACGGAGACTTTACTATTGAATGTTGGTTCAATTTGAGAGAATACGGGTACGGTGGTAATACAGCATTATTAGGAACCAGTCCAGTTAGCAACTGGTATTTTGATAGCGTTTACAATAATTCTTACACAACAACCAATCCAAGATACAATAGACTTGGTATAGAGACGAGTGAATCAGGAATAGTTTTTATGGCAGCTAGAATGTCCCGTAATGCTGATGATGGCGGAGATATACATATACAAAGTAATGATAACATACAACTGAACACATGGTATCATGTAGCCGCAGTGTATCATAAAGATCAACACACATTCAAACTGTATTTGAACGGTCAATTGGTCGGACAAGACAGCTGGTCGATCAACAGGCAACTTCAAATACATGATCATTATTTTGATATTGGCGGAAGAAAAAATTGGAGTGGTCATCCTGGGCAAGCATGGAACAGCTCACCAGATAGAATATCTCTCAACACATTTGGATCTATCCAGGATGTTCGCATCAGTAAAAAAGCGGTATACGCAAGCGACTTCGTCCCGCCAACAAACTTGCTCAATAACCCCCCTTGTTAAGGTATAATAAATATCATGTCAGAATCAACAAAAAAAATGTTAGAAGCTCTTCGAGAAATGGGTGCAGCCGTTTCTGAAAAGTTATATATCACAGGTTTATTTGACACCCCAACAGGTTATCAAGGGTACAGTGGAGATTATTTGGTAGTAAGCGACAACGAAAGCGGCGTACATTTTACAGGTATAGAAAAGATTGCCGCTGACCTTACGGGTTATGGATTTGGAGGAAGTTCTTCAACCAACACTCAAGAATTAACCGAACAAATCTCTCAAACTATAGTTAATGACAATTTAATTATATTAGACACAGATTATTCATTTCAAACTAAATATTTAAATGGATCTATTTCTTCTGATAGTAATATTACAGATTTAGAGTTTACAAATTTAACAATTGGAGATACTTATCGATTGAGTTCTACAGTTTCTATTAATAGTGATGGTACTGCGGGCGATAAAATTAAAGTAAATTATTATCATGATGGAAATAAAATCGCCGCAGTTTATAGTGACAATATTAGCCAATCAGTAAGTACATCTGTGTTGTTCAATGCTACAAGTAATAGTTTATCGGTTTCTGGGCAAAACTTGGATGCAAATAATTATATAGAAGGAAATCCAAACGAAATAACTTTCACACAAGTAGAGAAGATTAGTGATAATATGATCGCGCCAGAAATTATTGCTATCACAGACGGATCAACTCAAACATTTAACGGCGCTACAATGGCTGAGTATAATTACATCAAAATAGAAGGCGAAAATGTTTCAGCTACTATAGAAATTGATGGAGATTCATTCGTTGTTGCTCAAAGTGGAGATCAAATGGTTTGGGATCAAGGAGGAGCTGGAGAAACTACTTTAAATTTAGGAGAATCGCATTTAGTCACATTATCTAATGGTAGAGTAATTGAAATTAAATTTTACCGAACTGGATCTTTATATTTTGCGATCAATAAAAAAAGTGACCCGCCAGCCCCTGATCCTACTCCAACGGTTACGCCTACACCATCAGTCACTCCATCTTCGACACCCGCAGTTACACCAACGGTTACGCCTACACCATCAACAAGCCCTAACAACAATCAGACATATAGCACTTTTCCATCAAGTTTACCGTTTAAATTGAGATAGTTGGTGTATAATACTGCATGGATTGGTCTATTATACTATCATCTTGTATAGTTGCGGGAACCACAATTCTCAGCATCTTTATTAAAGAGCTTGTTCAAAGCAAAAACAATAAAAAACAAGCCTGTGTCGTAAGATATACGAAGAAAAACGAAAATGTACAAAAAGCTGTAGACTTTACTCGAAACTCGACACAAGCAGACAGAGCATATGTTTTTGAGTTTCATAACGGAGATTCTTTTTATAGCGGAAATCATCAACAAAAATTTAGCTGCACATACGAATCCTTAGATGCTGGCGTCAGTTCTGAAAACATGAAGCTGCAAGACTTAAGGGTCAGCACATTCAACGCTTTTATTAAAGATGTGCTTGGCATACATGGAGAAAAACTTTTCAGACTAGAAGATATCGAATCGATAGACAGCCCATTATTGAGAAATTGGCTGGACGAACGTGGCATTCGTTCTTGTTATGCTTTCCCAATAGAAACCTTAAATCACGGTGTTGTAGGAATTATTTGTATTGATTATACCAAAAAGAAAACAGAAATATACAAAAAAGACATCGACCTAATACAAAATCAAGCAAAAATAATTAGTGGTTATTTAATTTAATTTAAATTAGAATTAATTTAAATACATTTTTATTATGATAGTATGTTATCAACATATTGTCAAAGCTGCGGCGGAAAAAACGAATATACTGTAACCAAACCTAAATTTTGTTCTAGCTGTGGAACTCCATTAGCTCAGGATTTAGTTGAAGCTCGAGGTGCTACTCCATTAAAGAAAACATATTCAAAAGCACGACCAATCCAAAGAGAAGTGCATGATGAAGATGGTACAGATATTTATGAAGTTCCTGATATATCAAATTTAGAGTATGAGATAGAAGTATCTAATAGTAGTTTTACCTTGGGATCCATTATGCCCAGACAAACAATCGAACAAAACGATACTCCAACGAAACGCAAAAGAGGTAGACCGAGGAAAAATGGGTAGACCCAAAAAAATTATATATGAAGACCAAATAGACGTTATCAATGAAGAAATTCGTAAGCGTAGGCACAAGTGGTTTCTTGATTCTATGCCCTGGATAGCATTTGAAGATGTCGAGCAAATCATAAGATTACACATTTATCAAAAATGGGATCAGTGGGATCAAAAAAGAGAATTAAAGCCTTGGATAAATAAAATAATAACCAATCAATTCAAAAACATTTTAAGAAATTATTACTTAAACTTTGCTAAGCCTTGTAGTAATTGCCCTTTTGATAGTTCTGTTGGCGGAGAGAATTTATGTTCATTCACAAAGAGTGGATCTCAAGATAGTAGTTGCCCGCTTTATAAAAAATGGGAAAAAAGTAAAAAAAGTGCACACGATGTAAAGATTCCGCTTCGACTAGATGCTAAAGAATACGAGTCGACTGAATTCTCGGCAAATACATTCAATGTAGATCATGCTATCGTAGCCGTACAAAAACACCTAAAAGAAGACTTATCTGAAAGGCATTACAGAATATACGAAATGCTATTTATTGAAAATTTAGATGAAGACGTTGTTGCAAAAGAACTAGGATATAAAACAAATGAATCTGGAAGAAAAGCTGGATACAAGCAAATAAAAAATATGCGCAAATTCTTCAAAGAAAAAGTAATCAAAATAATCAAAAACAAGGATATCATATTATGAACTTAACTGAAGAACATAAAAAATTTATTGATGATAATTTTCACAAGATTCCAGATTTAATTGAATTAACGCGCGCTACATTTAAAGATGGAACGATTGATGGTAGATCAAAGCAAGGTAGAGCTGTTAGGCAGTATTTAGCTTCAAAAGAAATCAAGTATAAAACTTCAGCCCACGAAAATGTCAAACCAATAGTTTTAACAGAAGAGCAAAAGAATTTTATCGAACAATACTCTCAAGACGGAATGAGTAGCTATCAGATTGCGCAGCTATTGTTTCCTGATGATGAAGTGAAGAAATTAGGTAGAGAGCAAAGAACTGTAGGTAGCTACTTAGATGCTGTAAAGAAAAGAAAGAGGGAAGAGAATCGAGCTGAGCGCAACAAATATGATGAACCTAAAAATATAGCAGAATGCTTGGAGAAGGTAAATCTGTATACTGATGCAGGCCTAAAAGAAGGAGAGATGAAAGCTATGGAAAGAAAATCAATTGAATCTTTATTTCGTTTTTTAAAATCTCCAAGATTTACTCAGATTATAAGTAATTATCATAAAGAAGAAGATCAAGATTTATTTGAAGCAGAATTTATTCGAGCTACATGGGATAAGCCTGATTTAACTACCGATGAAGTTAATTTATATGTAAATGTATGTGTTGATTATATTAATTTAAAAAATATATCTTCACACATGGAAAAGCTAAATAGAATGTTTGACGAAGCTGATGAGCAACAAGAATTAACAGTTAGATTATCAGAGCTATTAAAAACAAAAAGCGAAGAGTATAATCAATGCGAGAAGAGGCAGGAATCATTAATACAAAGACTTGCCGGAGATAGATCAAAAAGAATATCTCAACGTCAAGACCAAAATGCATCTATATTATCATTAGTTGAAAGCTTTCAAAACGAGGAAGAAAGGAAGCTTATGGTAAAGATGGCAGAAATGCAAAAGAAAGCGATTAAAGAAGAAGCTGAACATCTAGAATCCATGAACGAATGGAAATCTAGAATAATGGGCATATCTAAGAGTGATGTCATCTAGCTTCAAATGTCAAGTGTGTCATGAAGAATTTGACACAGAAAAAGGGCTACATATCCACTTAAAGAAACATAAAATGGATTTGGCGACATACTATACAACTTATTATCCGCGTAATAATTTACTAACAGGCAAACCTTTGCCATTCAAGAAGAAAGAAGATTACTTTAATAACGATTTTTCTACTCGTAGTCAATTAATTAAATGGTGTATGTCTCAACCAAAAGAAGTTACAGCAGAATATGCGTTAAAGAAATTAAAACAAAGAATAGAACTAAAAGGTTTAAAATATGCGCCAAATCATTTAGAGTTAAAAATTAATAAGCTGCCAGATATAGATGTATACAAGTATGCTTTTGGATCTTACTCTCAAGCATGTAGAGAGGCAGGAGTAAGACCTTTACATAAAAGTAATATAGATCAAGATTTCTTTAAAGACGATAAGCATTTTGAGGGTCTTAAAATCTTTATCGATACTCGAGAACAAAAACCATTAACATTCAATGTCTCTGAAGACCTTAAACTTGACTTCGGAGATTATACCGTTGGTGGAGAAGATTATAACTATACATATGTAGATAGAAAGTCTGATTCAGATTTCAAAGGTACATTATCTGGTGGATTGGCTAGGTTTCGAAGAGAATTACAAAGAGTTCAAGAATTTGATTCATATTTATTTATAGTAGTAGAAAGCGATCTAAATAGATTGTATAAAAACAATATGTATGGATCTCATAAATCAAATTTAGATTTCGTATATCATAACATGAGATTAATCTCACATGAATTCGCAGGAAGCTGCCAATTTGTTTTTACTGGCACACGAGCAAACTCTCAATCAATTATTCCAAAAATATTAACTTTAGGTAAAAAATTATGGGATGTTGATTTACAATATTATATAGACAAACATGGCTTGGATTGAAGGTAATCAAAATCGTCGACCAAAAGAAGACATTAATAAAGAAATTCTTGAATTAGAAGGTTTTCTGGATGAAAAAGAAGCCAAGCAAAATCTTTACAAGTTTTTAAAGGATAATATTACATTTACCACTAGTTTAGTTGGAGGGGTAGATTTATTTCCGTTTCAACATATGGCTATTAAGGCTATGTTCGAAACAGATTATTTTATGGGAGTATGGAGTCGTGGTATGAGTAAATCATTTACCACTGGCGTGTATGCATTCCTGGATGCAATTCTTCACCAAGGGGTAGAGATTGGTATATTGGCGGCATCATTCAGGCAGTCAAAGCAAATATTCAAAAAGATAGAAGATATTGCAGCTAAACCAGAGGCTAAAATGTTAGCTAATTGTATCACAAAAAAATCAAAAAGCAATGATGAATGGTTGATGGAGATTGGTAGAAGTAGAATACGAGCTTTACCTTTAGGGGATGGTTCAAAACTTCGTGGTTTTCGATTTCATAGAATTATCATCGACGAGTTTCTTTTGATGCCAGAAAGAATTTATAATGAGGTTATCGTGCCGTTTTTGTCTGTAGTAGAAAACCCTACACAGAGAGAAGATTTATACAATCTAGAGACCAAGTTGATTGATCAAGGAAAAATGACCGAGGAAGAAAGATATATTTGGCCAAACAATAAACTAATTATGTTATCTTCAGCTAGTTATAAATTTGAGTATATGTATAAACTTTATAGTCAATTTGAGGGTTTAATTAATAATCAAACAGATAAAGCTACAAGATGTATTATGCAGTTTTCATATGACTGTGCCCCAAAACAGCTTTACGATCAAAACCTTATTACTCAAGCTAAAGCTACAATGAGTCAATCTCAGTTCGAGAGAGAGTTTGGAGCATTATTTACAGACGATAGTTCTGGTTACTTTAAAACTTCAAGAATGGCTGCTTGCACTGTACCAGATGGTGAAGATCCTCATGTAGAAATCAAAGGTCAACCAGAAGATGAGTATATATTAGCTTTCGACCCTTCTTGGTCTGAAAGTGAAAGTAGTGACGATTTTGCTATGCATGTATTAAAGTATCACAAAGACAAGGGAACTTCGACACTTATACACTCTTACGCTATGTCAGGAACCCCGCTCAGAGAGCATATATTTTACTTCCACTATTTAATAAAAAACTTTAATATTATAGCCATCGTGGGAGACTATAACGGAGGGGTTCAATTTATTAATGCTGTTAACGAAAGTGAATTGTTTAAGTCTAGTAATATAAAGTTAAAAGGAGTGGATGGTGATTTTGATAAAATGGATACTTATAAAGATGAACTACGTACAGCTAAAATGCAGTATAACAAAAAAGATTATAAGTATCTATTCTTAAGAAAGCCTACTTCTGATTGGATTCGTAGAGCGAATGAGTTATTGCAAGCTAATTTTGATCATAAAAGAATTTGGTTCGGTTCTCGAGCGATAGATGA